ATAAAACATTGACATTGTGAAATCATACTATAATCTTACATTGTCACACCTAGATAAGGAAACACAAAAAATGACCCTAAACCTAAAATCATTAAAAGCCACAAGCACCTATAAGCCTCCCCGTGTCGTTATCTATGGCACCAGCGGTATTGGTAAAAGCACCCTAGCCTGTCAATTCCCCAAAGCCGTCGCCATGGACATTGAGGGCGGACTGGATGGCATTCACATTGCTAAGGTTAGGGTTGCATCCTATGCCGATGCCCTGCAGTTAATCAAAGAGCTGTACACCCAAGAGCATGACTTTAAGACACTGGTGATCGACTCTATCGATTGGATGGAAGGGCTGGTTCACAAAGAGACCGCTGATATTTATGGCACCGAACAGAACAAGAAATACAAGTCCATTGAAGATATCCCATATGGTAAGGGGTATGCACGGGCGGAACCAGTATGGGATGAATTTCTAGGCGCGCTAACAGCCCTTAGAGACCACAACGGTATGGCCATCATATTGGTGGCTCACTCTAAGCTGGAGAAGTTCTCAGACCCATCTAGTGCGACCTATGATCGGTATACCATTGATCTGCACGCCAAGGCTGCGGCCAAGGTTTATGAATGGGCGGACGCTGTCTTATTTGCCTCTAAGCAAGTGTACGTGTCGTCTGAGGATGTTGGGTTCAACAAAACCAAGAAGCGGGGTGTGGCTGGTAACCGTGTGTTGTTCACAGAGGATCGCCCGTCCGCCATTGCCAAGAACCGTTATTCAATGCCTGAGGAGCTGCCGCTAAGCTTTGATGAGCTTGTTAAGTATCTTCCGATTAAGATGGAAGACGACCAGTTGGAATTGCCAACGCCTACAGAAAAACCAACCACTGTAAAAGGAAACTAAAATGAGCTACCTAGAACACACACTTAATCCCTCCGAATATGAGCCAGCCGCTGAGTTCTCGCCACTACCAGCTGGTGAGTACGTTGCCCGCATCACTGAAGATAGCCTCCGCACAACCAACAAAGGTGGCCAGTCATTGGTGGTAAAATGGGTTATCAGTGAGGGCGCGTTCAAGGGGCGTTCTATTTTGCAATACCTAAACATCGTGAACGCGGTGCCAGATGCTGAAAACATTGCTAAGCGTCATTTGGCCAATATCGCGCAGGCGGTAGGGTTTACCCAAACACTGCGGGATACTTCAGTGCTTCACAACAAAGACGTCACCATTGTGGTTGCCCTAGATAAGCCAACAGCTGATGGCACGGTTTGGAACAAGATCAAAGCCGTCAAACCACTGGCCGCTAAGGTTGAGGCACCTAAGAAGCAGATGACGTTGGAAGACACAGTCGAACGTCCAGCGTTTTTGGATAAGTAGATGACCGAAATACCAACCATCGATGTTGATCTGTCTAGGCTGATCTATGATGCGTATGCAGCAAACGGGGTGGAGACACCCCGTGAGCACCTAGGGGCTAGCATTATCGGTAACGAATGCACTAGAGCAACGTGGTATGAGTTTAGATGGGCAGACAGGCAAAAGTTTGACGGCAGGATGCTGCGCTTGTTCAAGAGCGGCAATCTGCAGGAACCAAGGTTGGTTGCTGATCTGCAATCCATCGGGTTGGAGGTCATGGAGGTTGATCCTGACACCGGCAAGCAGTTCAGCTTTGACTATGGTCACATCCGCGGGAGCTGTGATGGCTTTGTGCGTGGCCTACCTGAAGACCCTAAGACTTGGCATATCCTAGAGATCAAAACCATGAATGAGCGGTCGTTTAGTGCAATTGAGGCCAAAGGGTGTAAGGAGGCGCAACCAAAGTACTACGCTCAGATGCAAATCTACATGCTGGCGTTCAAGCTGAGCAAAGCGTTGATGGCAGTGGTTAATAAGAATAGCGACTATCTGTATTTTGAGCGTATTCCGTTTGATCAAGATTTTGCAGAAAAAACATTAAGGTCGGCCTCACTCGTTGTGCAAAGCCGCAAGCCGCCAGCTCGTGTATCGGATAAGCCTGATTTTTACAAATGCAAATTCTGTCCTTTCCAAGCCACCTGCCATTCTGGCGAGCCAATGAAAATATCATGCAGGACATGCAGATTTGCGTCAGCAGACGTTAGTCCTAACCATAACGGTAAATGGCGGTGCGGCAAGTTTGATATGTTTATCACCACTAAGGAGCAGCTAGATGCTTGCCCGTCTTATGAACCAATCACCGATAACACTTGAATCGTACCAAGTTGCGGCGATCGATCGGACGATCCAGTGGCTATGCGAGAATGAAGGCAATCCAATCGTTGTCGCCCCCACTGGTGCGGGCAAATCCTTTATCATCGCGGGAATTATCGAGGCCATAGAGAAGCGATGGGGTGGCGGCAGATACATGGTGCTCGCCCATGTTAAAGAGCTAGTCAACCAAAACCATGAGAAGTTAGGGTTGCTTTATCCATCCATCGATATGGGGATATTTTGCGCCGATCTTGGCAGGAAAGAGATTGCGCAAGTCACCTTTGGTAGCGTACAGAGCGTGGCAAGATCGCTTGATAAGTTTCCAACGCCTAGCGTTCTTATCATTGACGAATCTCATTTATGCAGCCCTGCCGAGGCAACAGCTTACCAAAAGATCATTCGGAAGTTTAAGGGTGATCATCCAAATCTGCGGGTTATCGGCTTAACCGCCACACCATTCCGCAACAAAGAGGGGGAGCTCGTCGATGGAGAAAACTGGCACACCATCTCATATGAGATCAGCGTTAAAGAGGTTATGAAGACTGGCAGGCTTTGCCGCATCGTTGGTAAGGTAAGCCATTCGGAGGTCAGCTGTGATACCTTCCGCACCAAAATGGGGGAGTACAACCACGATGATGTTGAAGGTGCCTTCGTTGATCGTGAAATGGAAATGCTTAACGAGTGTTTTGCGTTGGGCAAGGATCGCAAGAGCTGGTTGATATTTGCGGCTAGTCTTAAGCACGCCAGCAAGGTTTATGATATTTTAGACCGACTAGGTGAGGCCGTTAGGCTTATCGATGGTGACACCCCATCAGGGTTGCGCGATCAATGGATACAAGAGTTTAAGGATGGCAAGGTTCGTATCTTGGTAAACTATGGCGTTCTGACCACTGGCTTTGACGCGCCAAACATCGATCTTGTTGTGCTTATGCGGGCGACCAAATCTAAGGGGTTGTTCACACAAATGGTCGGCCGCGGGATGAGAGCAGCACCAAACAAAGAAAATTGCATGGTGTTGGACTACGGTGGCAATTTTAGGCGGTTCGGTACCATTGATATGGATCGTCAAAAGATGGCCAAGAAGGGTAAGGGCGATGCGCCTATAAGGGTTTGCGAGACCTGTCAGACGGTTATGCCAGCAGCACTCACCAAGTGTCCTGAGTGCGGCCATGAGTATCCAAGGGTGTACGGTAAAGATATTGAATCTATTGCCAGTACGGCACCGGTTATGGTCGGCGATCCTGAAATCCTAGATGTTCAATCCACCAATTTTAACATCCATGTGAAGGACGGCAAACGGAGCCTGTGTGTCACCTATCATGTCGGGCTATACGATAGCGTGCGCGAGTATATCGCTATTGATCATCCTCCCCCTCAGGCAAGAGCAACCCGCTGGTGGCAAAAGATGGGCGGGATATTCCCATCTAGGTTGGCCGATAACGAATCCATCCTAGCCATGGCGAAACAGCTGTCTATGCCAACCAAAGTATCTATCAAACACAACGGAAAGTATCGCAATGTCGAACGACACTATTGGTAAGAACATCCTAGCCCTTGATCTTGGTACACAAACAGGCTGGGCGATTAGCAAAGATGGTAGTGTCTTTAGCGGAACAGCAAGCTTTAAGCCATCACGCTACCAAGGTGGTGGTATGCGGTTCTTACTGTTCGACCGCTGGTTAACAGAGATGAACGACAACAATGGCCAAGACTTTGCGTCTGTGTACTTTGAGGAAGTCCGCCGTCACGCTGGCACAGACGCCGCTCACATCTATGGCGGGCTAATGGCCACACTATCAACATGGTGTGAAAAGCGATCAATACCCTATGAATCCATCCCAATCGGGAGCTGGAAAAAGAATCTATGCGGCAAGGGCAACGCCAGTAAAGGGGATGTGATTGAAAAAGTGCGTTCTTTGGGACACAATCCCGAGGATGACAATCAGGCTGATGCCATTGGTGTTCTTATCTATGCAACCAATTTATAAAGGAAAAACAATGCACGACTTTTTAGATGCTCTACAAGAAAACGATTTACTCAAAACCTCCGAGGGTAAAGAGTTCCTTGTTGTGGCCAAACGTGGCGTGTCCATTTTGGGCTACAACAGTGACGGCTTTGAGTTTTGGGATTCTTACAACAACCCAAGCGTTGCTGCATCAGGGGCGATTGCCGAGCGGTTG